ACAATTTTAGTTTTTAACGCATCAGGAAGTTACACAGGATAATATTATGGCACATTTTGCAAAATTAGGAACAGGAAACATAGTTGAAAGAGTTGAAGTGGTATCTAATGATATTGCTACAACAGAAAAAGATGGTGTAGATTTTTTAAACAATCTTTATAAAACTAGAGATGTTTGGAAACAGACATCATATAATAACAATATTAGAAAAAATTATGCTGGTATTGGTTATAAATATGACCAAACTAGAGATGCTTTTATTCCACCTAAACCTTTTAATAGTTGGATATTAAACGAAGATACTTGTCGTTGGGAAGCACCAGTTGCATATCCTAATGATGGTCAAATTTATAAGTGGAACGAAACTAATCAATCTTGGGATCTAGTAGAATAATTTTTAATTAAGCATCAAAGCTTAATCTTAATCAATAAACACAATCAATAAGGAGTAATAAAAATGTGGAATAATTGGATGTCCAGTTTGGACGATATGTTTGATTACGCAAAAGTAAAAAAACAAGTTGAAAGCTATAATAAAAAAGTTGTTAAATTTTGGAATGATTTTTTCAAAGATTTAACTGGAAAGTTTGAGGATTAAAATATGGTTGAGAGCGACCAACTCATTCAGAAACTTGATAAAGAAGTTGCGCTTATAAGTCAAAGATTGGACACTCTTCAAAATAACCATCTAGCTCATCTAGAAGCTAAGGTGAACGTGATTTTAAAGATTGTCGCTACAGTTGGCGTTCTTGTAACAGGTCAAGTCTTAGCACTATTATTTAGATTTATAGGCTAGTGAAGTTTTACAATAAAGGTATCGCAGCTCATCTGATTACGATGCTTGAGTTGTTAGACGATGACCATTTAATTTTTTCTAATGTCTGTGGTGTAGGTCCAATTGATGTTGTGACCGTTAACATAAAGACAGGCAAGGTCTGTTTCTATGACGCAAAGTCAGATCGTGAAAGCAGACACAAAAAGCGACCATCAACTGAAATACAAAAAAAACTAAAAGTCAAAAATTTCTATGTCAATCTTAGTAAGAGAACAAAGCGATTGGAAGGAAAAGTGGACAAACTTTTCTCTAAATGAATTTAAATGTAAATGCGGTTGTAACCGTGTTGAAGTTCATCCTGATTTGCTAGACTTATTACAAACAGCAAGAGAACGCATTGGTCCTATTATGATTAATAGTGCTTATCGATGTCCAACGCATAATGATAAAGTTTCAAACACAGGTGAGAATGGTCCGCACACTACTGGTTTAGCTTGCGATATTCACGTTAGCGATAGTCAGCATAGAAAATTGCTAGTCACTTTTTTTGCGCCTAGAGTTTATGGCTTAGGAATAGCCAAAACATTTTTACATATAGATTTATTAAGCAAAGCAGATGGTTTCGATATGAGACCTAACTGCTGGTTATACTAATGCCACCACTCAATATTATTGCACCTCTTGCTAAGATGTTATTTTCAACAGTAGATAAAGCTGTTGCCGATAAAGATTTGGCAGAAAAATTAAAGTCTCAATTAAATACTCAACTACTGCAATCGTCCACTCAGGAATTTAAAGCAGCAGCTGCTATTGTTGAGGCAGAAGCAAAAGCCAATTGGTTTGCTGCAAGCTGGCGACCTATGCTTATGTACGTTTTAATTTTTATATTGGTTTGGAATTATATTGTTGGACCAATTGTTAAAGTATTTACAGGATCTGTTATTACTTTTGAATTGCCAAGTGATGTTTGGACATTATTAAACATTGGCTTAGGTGGTTATGTCGTTGGCAGATCAGGCGAGAGTATTGCTAGAACATTAGCAAATAAAAACAATGGCTAAAAAGAAAGCGGCTATTGGAGTTGTTACATATATAAAGAGTGCGCCTCGAAAGCGACCTAAGAGACACGCCAAAAGCTACAATAAAAGAACTCCTCACAGAAAAAGAAACATAGGACAAGGATGAAAGACCAATTAGTAGTATCAGATAAGACTAGGCTCAGTATGCCTATTGCGAATTTAATAGGAATTATTTTTTTGGTTGGATCATCTGTTCTAGGTTGGTCCGCATTAAATAATCGTATCACTGCATTAGAAACTTCTGACCAATTGATGTCCTCAGATTTACTCAAGAAGGCAGAGCAAACTCCTAAGAACTTAGAGATTTATATGTTGATCGAGCATAACGCTAAGATGATTGAAAAGCACCAAGAATTGCTTGATGCAAATATTCATTCTCAAGTGATGATCAAAAACTTAGAGAAAGCTATTGAGAAAGCTGAAACTAATATTGAGTATCTTAAAAATTTAACAAGAAAACTAAATGGTAATAGTCAATGATCCAATTAGTTTTTGCATTGTGTTTATTCATTAATGGCGAGCTTATTGAGCATAGAATACAAAGCTCATTATCTGACTGTTTAAAGAATAAAAGAAAAGCTACTCGCCAAATGGAAATGTCTAACAAATCTTTAATGTGTGGCGAAGTAGAAGCTGAAATTGCTTTAAATGTAGATGGTTCAAAATCAATTAAGAAAATCATCAAAGCCAAGTAGCTGCATTTATTACACGATGCACGGCTGCACATTATTAGACGGTTGCCACTGTAAATAAATTTTTAATTAAATCATTATGAGAAAAAAACGCAAAGTTGTTATTGCGCCTAAGTGTGATTGGTGCAGTAAAAACAATGAAAACTTTATAATCACAGCTAATCATTTAACTTTTTGCCTTGAACAAATCATAGGTAAAGAGCCTACTAAAGACTGTCATACTGCCTACCTAAACAGTCTTAAATCTAAAGTACAAGTTAAGGCTGAGTTACCTGAGATCTCTAAAGAAGAGAGAGCAGTTAACGTTGCTAAACTTGAAGCCTACCGTAAAGAATTGAAACAGAAACAGTTTGCAATTCGTCAAAAATCCTACCGTTAAATCTACCAAATGTATTGTATCGTTTATTACAAAGACCATATCTGGCATTTGTTTACAAACGAAGTATGGCTTACTAGAAAAGAAGCCGAAGATTATGCTAAGCGAGATAACTTTAAAAAAGGTGTAGCTTGGAAAGTTGTTTGGTACGATCCTAAATATAAAATCTAATTATTTATCCTATATAATTGTAGTTTGGTGCAAGAAATCTTGGTGCAAATATATATTTTATTTTCCTATAAAAAGGTTTATAGTGTTCCTAATTGATTTGAGTACGTTAAGTAGTTGTGGTGACAGCACAGAAAATTTGCACCACTATTGCACCAGATCGGTCTTGGGGGTGTAGCTCAGTTGGTTAGAGCGCCTGCCTGTCACGCTATTTAACGCTTTAAATCAAGATAACTTGAAAGGAGCGTAAATATTGAACATCAAATTATCCTATAAAATCAATAGGTTCTCTCTTGGTTGTAATCTGCGTTTTGAAAATTGTAAAATTTTTGCACCAGATCTGCACCAGATTTGCACCAAATTTTTTAGAATAAGCTCATCACACTCAGTCGGTGTAAAATCGTTAGAGTGTTTGCATTGTTACTTAGAGTGCTTGCCAAATAAGCTGAGTTCAATATTAAATATATATGTACAGAGTAACACCTAAAAGAAATGGTTTTGTTGTTCTAAGAACAGCAGACCGAAAGCAAACTCACAAAGGAGCATTTGCTAAAAAGAAAGAGGCTATTGATTATATGAATAGTCTTTATACTAACAAAGCTAAGGCAGATCCTTCGACACTAACTTTTGTTAATGCTTATGAAGCATTCATAAAAGAACGTGAAGAGATCTCTGTTAATCCAGATGTGCTATTAACAGTTAATGGTACTGCTGGTTATCGATCAGACTTTAATAAAAGGATAAAACCTTTTATGGACAAGGACGTTTTATTGTCCTCATTTGATTATGAGGATATGACAACGTTCTTATTAAAGTGTCATAGTGCTGGTCACAATTATAAAACATTAACGCGTACTGTTAGGAACATTAAAACTTTTCTTAACGAAATGAAGCAGAAAGGAAAAAATCCTTGCTTAGATATGCTGCATTTTAGAATAGATAAGTTTCATCAAATTGTACCTACAGATCGATCTGAACGTTTAGAAAAAAATGTTGCTATAATTGATGATGCTACAATCCTAAATATTATGATTGAACTAAACAAAACAAAAGACGTTGATTATCAGTCTGCAATTAGCTTTGCACTGTTTTCAATTTCTTTATTTTTTGGTTTAAGAAAATCTGAAATCAAAGGATTGAAACGTAAAGATGTAATGTTAGATCACAACTTATTAAGCATAAATAAAATATTTATTGCTAGAGAAGGCGGTCTATTACATCGTACTAAAAATGTAGGCAGCTTTAGAGACATTAAGTTTGGACACAAAGAAAAGCTGTTTTTAACTTGGTGGTTAGGATGGTTAAAAGAAAATTATCCTGAGAACGATTGGCTGTTTCCAGCACAAAAAAGAAGCGCTGCTGGTCCTATATCTGACAAAGGTTATTATAATGCTTATTGGCGTACCTATGAAAGATTAGGTTTAGCAAAACTTGAATGGCATAACGGACACTGTGAAGTAATATCTTCACCATTTAAGTCTGCACCTTCTAAAACGTTTAGACATCGATTAGCTACAATACTTATTGATGCTTTAGATAAAGTTGAAGGTATCAATCGTAACTATGTTAAATCAAGAGTAGGACACACTAGGTTTACAACTACTCAAGATAGATACGGTAATCACAATAGGTCTGTTTTAGATAAGACAGCTATTGCTACATCTGATTTGTTATCTTCTAAACTACAAATCAAATATTAATTAATTTAAATAGATAGGCTCAGGAAATATATCTTGAGCCTACTATTATATTTTATATAGTTTTGTAATGGTTAAAATCCTAACAAAAGACCAAGTACAATCCAAATAATAAACAACCAAAACCAAACTCTAAAGATATTACTTGGATCATAAAGGTTACGCATAAGGCAGTTCCTATCTAACCGCCTTACCGAACATATAAAGGAGTGTACACGTACACAAACGACTTACTAATTTAGGTACGATGAATAGCCAGCACTCTGAACCTAAACTAATAAGATTTTTCCAAGAAACATCAGAGGTGGCAACTTGTAATTTCATTCTTTAATTATCTTCTTTTTTAAATCTTCAATCCTTTTTCTTTGATCCTTGATTACAATTAAAAGTTCAGAGTTTTCTTTATAAATATCGTCTCTTTCCTTTTTAATAGTTTTTAATTCATCTTTTAACATTCCAATATTGTGCGCCAACATTCCTTTAGAAAAATCTTTTAGACTTTCCTCGCTTGGAATATTTTTATTAGTAATATCTTCAATCCAATTACTTTTTTGTTTTACAATTTCTTTTATATATGGGTCACTCATTATTCTATTTCCTCTATTTTATCATTTGGAGTTAAGTCATAATTATTTGATGGCTCTTCAATTAAAGCTATCTCTTTTTTTGTTTCTTTAATTATTGCCTTAACGTGATCTTTTGCCTGTTCTAATACAGTAGTTAAATTAGGATAGTTGTTTGGATAAACTCCATAGATATATAAATCATTTATACTTGCAGCTACTCTGGACAAACCTTGATAGCGTCTTTTTAATCTTTGTACTTTACTGTCATAAGGTAAATTATAATCTACCTGAGGAATATACTTTTCATTCATTTATTCTTTTCCATTTTGTATTGTTAATTTTTATTTCTGATACTTTAACTTCTCTTTTTTCAGGTTCATCATTGCCAGCAGCTTGATCTTCATTTGAAAAAGTTTCTTCAATAATCAGAGCTGCATCGGCATTTATGGTTTTTAAAATCTTAGCCATTCAAACCTTTCAATTGATCTTGCAATACAGCTTCATCGTATTGCTTTGTTAAGGTTTTTTGTCTGGCATATATGTCAAAGAACTTTTTACCTACAGGTACGGATCCATCTTCATAAGTGATTTTATTTAATTGGTGCATCTTAGAAATATAATCTTTGTCAAAGAAAGCTTCTAAAGGAGCTTTTAAGATCTCAGATAATTTTAATAGTCTATAAGCACAAACTTGATTTACACCGTTTTCATATTTTTGAATTTGTTGAAATTTTAAATGTAATTTATCTGCTAATTTTTGTTGGCTAAGTCTATTAAGTAATCTTAAAAATCTAAGGTTAGTTCCAATAACTTTATTCATTTGTTCGTGTTCAGCCGTTCTTAATGATTTACAGTGCATTAGTTGCCTCCTTAAATTTTTCTAAAGATTTTTTTATTTCCTCTACAGGTAATGTCTTTGAGTTTTGCATTGTAACTTCAAAACATTGTGGAGTTATTTCCTCAAACTTTTTGCCTTGAGTTTGCATAAAAACAACATCTTCATTTTCTATTTTCTTTACAAACCAAGTACCGTTTAGTTGTGCGTATGGTCCTTTAGTTTGATCAAACATTGTTTGCACTGTTAAAGAGTGCCGTCTTTTTCTAGAGTTCATATTTAAATAAATCCTCCTCTGATTGCTTTTTTAATATAAAGGTTGATAGTACTGCTGCTATTCGAGACGCAGTTTTCTCTGTGAACTTTATCGTTTCACCAAAATTTGCCATAACTTGTAATTCTTTGTCGTGGAACATTTGTATATCCCAGTAAGAACAATCCATTTTCTTTTCAATACTTAAAACAGTTTCAGCTAAAGTTTTCTTTTGTTCCATTAGTTCTCTGTTTTCAGCATTAGGAAATTCAATCACGTTATTTTGATTTCTGTTTTTCCAAGTCATTTAAATAAATATTGTAAAGTTTATTAATGTGTTTCGTTTTGTAAAAAGTGTCATATCCAGCAAATTCAATTTGTAACTTAAACTCATATAGAGACATTGGTTTTTGTTTTTGTTGGAAAGTAACTATCGACCAACGATGACACATCTTCACTGTGAATTTCATCTGCTTGTACCAAGTAGTTAATTGCATCGATGTAACTGTCGTATTTATATTCTTGCATACATCTAATTAATTTAGCCATTGCATACATAAGACAAACTTCGTGCGGTCTAATTTTTTTTCCGATAAGTAAGGACCAAGCATCAGCAATTTTTTGCATTTGCTGATTAAATGATCCGTACTCATCGTTTTTTAATTTACGGATTTTTTTTAGTTCTTTACTGAGTTTTTCTATTTGCATTTGTTTTAAACTCGTCGTGTCCTTTTTGAATAAAGAACTCTACCGTTTTACTCATACTGATAGGCAACTCGAATTTTTTTTGAGATAGCTCTTCAAGCATTTTGTAAGTTTTAAAATTTATGGCTACTGACTTATATTTAAGTGGATCCATAATTTTATGCCTCCAGACTAGCTGGATCGAAAGATGTATTGTTATCTTCCATCGGCTCTACTCTGTGAAAATAATAGTAGTTTTGACCTTGTTCCAGTTTGCCACCACCTTTAGCTTGCGCCTTGTAGGCACCAAACCTATAGCTTTTGCCATTAATAACTATTGAACCTTTAAGATCATAAGAACTTTCTTTGACCTTATTAGTTACTGGTATTGCTAGACCGAGTTGTGGTCTTTCTTTTTTATCACTCATTATTGGATAGCTCCTTTTTGTTTGAGTTGGTTTTTAATTTCAGTGAAACGAACCATAAATTTTTCATAGCTCATTGGATTTTTATTTTTCAAATCCACTAAAAAACTTTTGTTATTAGTTAACCACTGTTGATATGAACCAGCGTGAGATACTGAGTTTAAGTCAGATAAACATTGCTGGATTTTATTGTCTTGCTGCTCTATTGCAGCAGATACTTCGTCTGCACTTGCGATATTGTCATTTGTTATTCCGCAAAATGCTAATGCACGTCCACACGCAGACGTTTCTGCGTTCTCTAATGCACTTGTTTGATTAATTCTTGAGGCTTTTCTGTTTTCCTCAGCATAGCCGGTTGCGATTAATTTATCGTCAACAAATACAGATGCTTTCATAGTTACTGTATTTTCATCAGCACTTACTAATTCAGTTTGAATAGATAGTCTTGAACCTAAGTTACGTCTTGCAACTGCAAGCCTGTGAGCTACTGTTGCGTATTCTTTTTGATGTATATTAATCATTTGTCCTTTAGCGGTATTTTTAAAATCGCTAATGGTGTCAATTAAACAATCACTTTTTATTTTATTGTTAGCCATATAAGAACTGCTCCTATTATTCCGATGACTAATTTAAATATTAGTTCATCTCTTTTTTGTTTTTGTTCAGCTTTGAGCTGTTTATAAAATTCGTAACTATTAAAACTCATTGATAATTCCAAAGTTGTTTTGCGTGTTGTAGTTGTTCAGGATTTAAATTAGACCAAGCAAATGGATGATCAAAATTAGGATCAATCATTGCTACTGCGTGTTTAATAATTTCTTCTTTAGTCAAATTTTCATATTGTGCTAAGATTTTTTCTCTACGTCTAAAAGTATTACAAAGAATTTTAAAACAGTGTTGCAAACCTTCTTGACTTAATTCTCTACAATTGCTGCTATCAAAAATTTTATATTCATCTTTAGTTAAGTAAACCAAGTAAACTGGTACAGAAAAATTATGATAAGCTGCGTACATCGCAACTTGTACTAAATGATTAAAACTAGGTTTGTTTGGTATTTTAGCTGAAATAAAACTTCTATCACCATTAGCTTTTATTTTACCAACTTTGCTCCATATTGTTTTTAACTCGACAATACCAGTAGTGAGAAAGGTTGGGAGAGAACTACCAGCATTGCCAAGTTCAAAATCAGTTCGACCAACGATAGGCACCAATAGTTTAGATTGGGATTGATCAATACTGATTTGTCTTTCACTAACAACGGTATGATGAGAAAGGTTAAGATCATCCATTGCAGCAAAACCATTATTAAGGACCAATAAAAGTTCGTCCACATATTTTTCTTTTTTTTCTCTGTCTTTATCGTCAACAGGTTCGTAAGATTTAAATTCTGCTAATTCTTGATTTATAATTAATTGTTTGTCTGTAGCTTTTAATTTATTTTCTGTAGGTGTTAGTTTTCTTTGTGGTCCAAACTTCCAAATCGTATTTGCATAATAATATTGAAGAACGTTATTACAAAACACACCAGCTTTCATTTGTGCATTCGCTGGTAACAATCTACGCTCTTCTTGAGTTAGGATTATGTATTTGTATAACCAAGCACTATCGCAAATAGATTGCTGAGTAGGTGAGTAATGATTGATTGAAAGTTTTGTAGCAAATAATGGCAAAGCATTTTCATTTAACGGATCGCTTAACTCGTTAAGGTTTTTTGAATTTAAAATCATATATGATGTTATTTAACATCATTGTATAATATTACAATATTTATTGTAGGAAATTACAACGCTTTAACTATTTTAACTACTTTAGCTGGTTTATCTTGTTTCGCCGCTTTCGCCGAGTCGTTCTCAATTGTTTTATTGGAAAGATCAGAATTAAACCATTGAATTAATGCAGCAACAGGTCCATAAAAAGTTTTACCACCAATTTTTTTCATAGGTGGTTTAGCGCCTTTAAATCTTGATGATGAATAATGTTTTAAACTACTTGGCTTTATTCCTAATAATCTAGCTGCTTCAGGTCTGCCTAAAAAATTTATGTCTCTTGCTTTATCCACCTAAGCCTTTTTTTTTATTTTATCCATTTCTTTTAAAGTTTTTAAAAATAAATCTACTGTTTTAGTTAAATCTTTTTTTTCTAATTTTTTTTCTCTAAGAGTTCTTTCTAAATTTGCTAATTGGTTTTTTAATTCATTTCCGTATTCTATTTTTTTGTAATTAGCATTTAGTTCGTGATAGTTATAATCTTTTTTCATAGCATCAGGATTAGTTAAAGAAACAAATGGTGCAATAAAACTAAATTCAATTTTTTGATTATCACAAATTATTTTTTTTGATGCAAAAGGATCAGGATTATAAATTGTTTGTCTGCCTCCTTTTTCTACTATGTAAATACCAAAAAAATATGAAGTACTAGTTAAACCAAAATCTTCTAAAGCGTTATCTTTCATACCAGCAATAACTAATTTGTTGTTATGATTTGAAACATCAACTTCATCTGATCGATAGTAGTAAGCAATTTTGTTATGCAAATAAGAACCATTAGATTTAATCTGAATAGCATTTAAATTTGGTTTATAAATATCTCTAGGAACATTTACATATTGCTCTTGAACAGATCCGTATATTTGACCAATTACATATCTATTTTCTAAAGATATTTCTTTGTAAAGGTCAACGTGACCCCAAACTTTTATTTGTAAAGGATCAAACAATAAATCAACTGGATCACAATTTAAAATTTTTGAATATTCAACTGCTTTATTTAAAGTTAAAGGTGTTTTTGACCTAATTTCTCTAAATACGTTTGCATAATCATTACCAGTTTTTTTTGCAAATTCTTTTGGAGTAATTTTATTTGAAAAAACAAGATCATATAAATTAACGCCTGTGTCCGCTGGTTTGTATGGTGTATTAATTATTGTTTTTAAACCTTTAGTTCTTGCAATAGACCAAGCTCTTCTAAACTCACTTTGGTCAGATAAAATTTTATTTTCTAAAATGAAAACATAAACTTCAGCTGCTGGTCCTGAATATTCTTTACAAGGCTCAGCAGATATTAAACCTTTGTCTTGAGTATAAAATAATCGAACTCTAACTTGATCATCATAGACAGAAACATTTTCTTTTTTTTGATTAGCTTTTTTTTCGTAAAAAAAATCAATTTCAAATCTAACTAATCTTAAAACACCTTGACCTAAAAGAGTTGGACCGCCTTCTGGCAAAACAATCCATTTAGTTTTGATGTTTCTATAAACGCGCTCTTTAGCTGCTATCATTAAATCCTATATATAGCCGATTGTAGAATTTTACAATAGTTATTGTTGACAAATAAGTTTTATTTTGTATTAGGCTAATAATGCCTAGAAATAAGATATATTCAGTGCAAAATTCGCCATTTTCGACGTGGCACAGAAACCATCACGACGGCATTTCTTATACAGATCTTGATGTTTTAGGCTTATGTCCAGCCTGTGCAAAAATCCTTTATCTTGCAGATACTATTTACAATAAAAACAACGATTTTTCAGGTAAATCAAGGTGGTTACAATCACCATATTGCCAAGTATCTGAGGCTTTAAATGTTCCTTATTTTGAGTTTTTTTACACTGTCAATGAAAGCTCAGAAAATAGAGATATTACTGACTTTGTAGTCAAACGAATAAGACCATTCAAAAAGGACCTAATTAAACTAACTCCAGATCAAATGCTTCAATATTTGGAGTACAAATCTTTAGTTGAACACGGACCTGAATGTCCGAGCAAAGACTACCTACTGAAAAGAGTTCAAGAAAACAAATCAAAAAATTTATTTGAAAGAAAATATAAGTATGTCCAGCTTTTA